GTGCATCAGGATATGGACCAAGTCCATTACAAGGATCAGCATTAGAATTAAGTTTAGGAAGTTATACAGTAACAGTTGGAGGTGGTGGAGCAGCTGTGGATAGTGAGGCAGGTGGAATATCTCCAACAGATAATCAAGCTCAAGGTAACGATGGTAATGTTTCAACTTTTTCTACAATTACATCTGCAGGTGGAGGTGGTGGAGGTAGTAATGGTCCACCAGCAAGAACTGGAAGAGATGGTGGTTCAGGTGGTGGTGGAACTGATGGCGCTCTTGCGGGATCAGGAAATACACCCCCAACAGATCCACCACAAGGTAACGATGGAGGAAGATCAAATTCACCAAGTGGTGGTGGAGGAGGTGGTGGAGCAACCGCTGCAGGAACTGCAGGACCGCCAACAGCTAATCAAGGTGCTAATGGAGGTGCAGGAGCACCAAACAGTATTACAGGCACAGATACAACATACGCTGGTGGTGGTGGCGGTGGAGGTAGAGGAACACCAGGATACCCTTGTGGAGCAGGCGGTTCAGGTGGAGCAGGTGGTGGTGGAGCAGGATCTCCAAATGGAAGTGGAACATCAGGTACTGCAAATACTGGTGGTGGTGGAGGTGGTTCAGGTTTTACTAATGCACCTTTTGGTCCAGTCAGTTCAGGAGCAGGTGGTCCAGGTATCGTGGTTGCGAGAGTGCCAGGAACTTCAGGAGTTTCTTTTAATGCAACTCCAGGATGTGCATCAACAGTATCTCATTTAGGTTGTGGAGCAAAAGTTGCAAAATTTACAGGTTCAGGAACTTTAAACGTTGTAGAGTTTTCACCTAGTCCAATTACAACAAACTTTTTAGTTGTAGGTGGTGGAGGTGGAGGAGGTGGTGCTCACGATGTAAGCACACACGCTGGTGGTGGAGGTGGAGCTGGAGGTTATAGAGCGTCAGGATTTGGACCTTCTCCTTTAAGAGCATCGGCTTTAAGTATAGAACCAGGATTTGTTTATGATGTGGTAGTTGGTGCAGGAGCATCTGGTGGTGCAGGAAACCAAGGAGGAGCACCTGAACCTCCTGGTAGTGATTCAAGTTTCTTTTCAATTACATCAGCAGGAGGAGGTTCTGGTGGTGGAGGAAATCAAAACCCTGCTCAACCTACTGAAAATGCAAAAGGTGGTGATGGTGGATCTGGAGGTGGTGGAGGTCGTTTAGGTCACCCTAATTCTGGAGGTGCAGGAGGTAGTGGTAATACACCTCCAACTAATCCTCCTCAAGGAAATGATGGTGCTGCTGGAGCACCTAATCATCCTGGCCCTGCTTTAGGTGGTGGCGGTGGTGGAGCTGGTGGTGCTGGCTCTGGACAAACTGCAGGTGCAGGTGTACCAAATACTATAACAAATTCAGATGTAACATACGCTGCTGGAGGAGCTGGAGGATCTAAAGGTCCAGGTGGAGCTGGTTCAGCTGGAACAACTAATAGAGGAAATGGTGGAGCTGGTGGAAGCACACCAAATGGAGCTGGTGGAAATGGTGGCCCAGGAATTGTAGTTATAAGATTTCCAGGACCTACATGTGCATCAGTTGCCCCTGGAAGTAATACTATAACAACATTACCAGCGCCTGCTGGAGGTTGTAAAGTAGCAACATTTACAGTAACTGGAACGTTGACAACAGGATAAGATTAAAATATAAAATATAAATTTAAGGAGTATAAATATGGCACATTTTGCAGAATTAAAAGCAATGACAGATCCAACAGGATTTACGTCAGATTCACATCAAGTGGTACAAAGAGTTGTAGTTGTAGGTAACGATGTAGTTCCTTCAGACATGCATGTTGATGGAGAAACATGGTGTATAAATTTTTTTAAAGGTGGTATTTGGAAACAAACTTCTTACAATAACAATTTTAGAAAACAATATGCAGGAAAAGGATACGTTTATGATCCTGTAAAAGATAAGTTTTTAACTCCACAACCTTATGCTTCATGGTCGTTAGATTCAAATGATGATTGGCAAGCACCAATTACATATCCATCTATTACTAATGATGGTCAAGAAACACCAGAATGGTTTTACATGATTTCTTGGAATGAAACAAAATATCAAGCTGACAACACTCAAGGTTGGGAAGCAATCAAATCAAACGATACATCGGAAACACCTACCAAATATAATTGGAATGGCACAGCTTGGGTGTCCGAATAGGAGGACACTTAAATGCCTAGAGGCGGCGGAACACCAAATGGCGGAGTAATTGGAAAAACGAATAAGAGTTCGTTTGGAAAATGCACTGTTACATCTACAACCTCTCCAGGTTCAGCAACTATAACTACTCAACCAGGAACAAGACTAATAGATGCTTTAGTGGTAGCTGGTGGTGGAGGTGGTGGTTCTGCGCCAGGTGACGCTTCGGGTGGCGGAGGTGGAGCTGGTGGATACAGAAGTTTTTCAAGTTTATCAGTTAGTGGAAATGCTTCATATCCTCTTTCAGTAGGTGCAGGTGGCGCTAAAGATACTTCAGGAACAAATTCAGTTTTAACAATCGGATGCACAGCTTATACTTCTGATGGTGGTGGAAGAGGTGCAAGAAGTTTTGAAACTTTTGGAAGTGATGCACAATCAGGTGGATCAGGTGGAGGTGCTCAAGGTTATACAGGTGCATCATCTCCTAGTTCTTCAAAAGTTGCAGGCTCTGGAAACACTCCTCCTACAGACCCACCTCAAGGAAATGCTGGAGGAACTGGAGTTTGTTCTTGTACTAATGCTAATGCCCAAGCTGCGGGAGGTGGTGGAGGTGCTGCAGCCGTTGGAGCAAATGCTGCTCAACCAAGTCCAAGCGTAGCTAGTGGTGGAGCAGGTGGCGCTGGAACTTCAAACAATATTACAGGATCATGTGTAACTTATGCTGGAGGCGGTGGCGGTGCAAAAAGATTTCCTGGTACTGGTTGTGCTGGAGCAGGTGGAGCTGGAGGCGGCGGTGCAGGTGGTAAAGCCACTACAGGAACTGCAGGAACTGCTAACACTGGTGGTGGTGGTGGAGGCGGCGGTGGAACTGGTTGTGGTGGTGCTGGTGGATCAGGAATAGTTGTCGTAAAAGAAATAGATAAAGCAAGTGGTATTTGGTCAATGCAAAGTCAATTAAAAGCCAAGCAACAGGGAACATGGCCAGAATTTTTATTATCAATTGACTACTTAATAGTCGCTGGTGGTGGAGGTGGTGGATCTGCTGATTCAGGATCTTCTGGTGGTGGAGGAGGAGCTGGAGGCTATCGTGCTTCTGGATATGGTCCTTCGCCTTTACAAGGTAGTGCTTTAAAATTAGCAAAAGGATCTTATACAGTAACTGTTGGTGCTGGAGGTGCAGGAACATGTGCTAGCACTCCAGGTAACGCTGGTGCAACAGGTGGATGTGGAACTGTATCAACTCTTGATTCAATAACAGCCGCTGGAGGAGGTGGTGGAGGTGGAGGTACCTCTGTAGCACAAGCTGGTGGATCAGGTGGTGGAGGAAGTGCAGTAGGAACAGAATTTTATCCTCCAGGATTTACAGGCACTGCAGGTGCAGGAAATAATCCTCCAACAGATCCACCTCAAGGTAATCCAGGTGGGACAGGTTGTACTTCTAGTCCAAACTCTGCTAACTTTGCTGGTGGTGGAGGTGGTGGTGCAACTGGTAATGGAACTAATGGACCATCAGGTGGAAAAGGTGGACCAGGTGGAGCTGGAGCACCTAATACAATTTTAGGACCAGATACAACATATGCTGGTGGTGGAGGTGGTGGTAAAAGAGCGTGTGGAGCTGGCGGATGTGGAGGAGCTGGTGGAGGTGGAAAAGGTGCAGGTGCACCTGGAACTTCAGTTGCTGGTACAAACAACACTGGTGGTGGAGGTGGTGGAGCTGGTTTAGGAAATCAACCAGGTCCTGGTGGACAATCAAAAGGTGCAGCAGGTGGTCCAGGTATAGTTGTAGTTAGAGGACCAAGTGCAGTGACTTTCACAGGTAGTCCTTGTGCAGCGTTTACAGCATCAACTCACCCAGGTGGTGATAAGATAGGTAAGTTCACAGCTTCTGGTACGTTGACAATATCTTAACAAATGTTATATTAAGTTCATAAAGATATATGAACCTTACAAACTATTATTGGTACTTTCAATCAGCCATACCTTCTCGTATTTGTGATGATATTGTAAAATATGGTCAACAACTTCAAGACCAAATGGCAGTCACTGGTGGTTATGGTGATGGTAAAAAATTAAATCAAAAACAAATAAAAGATTTAAAAACAAAAAGAGATTCTAATATTGTTTGGATGAGTGACAGGTGGATCTATAAAGAGATACAACCTTATGTGCATCAAGCAAATGCGAATGCAGGTTGGAATTTTGAATGGGATTGGTCTGAATCTTGTCAATTTACAAAATATAAAAAAGGTCAATACTATGATTGGCATTGTGATAGTTGGGATCAACCTTATATAAGGCAACAACCTAACGATCCATCACATGGTAAGATTAGAAAATTATCAGTAACAGTGACTTTATCAGATCCAAAAGATTATAAAGGTGGTGAGCTAGAATTTGATTTTAGAAATTTAGATCCTGATAAAAAACCTAATATTAAAAAATGTAAAGAAATATTACCTAAAGGATCTTTAGTTGTATTTCCGTCATTTGTGTGGCATAGAGTGTGTCCAGTTAAAAGTGGAGAACGTAACAGTTTGGTGATCTGGAATTTAGGGTGGCCATTTAAATAAAGGAGAATATGAAAAAGAAAAAAACTAAAAAACAAAAACAAAAAATATTATCATTTCCAAAACAATTACAATTAGAACAATATTTTGCATCACCTATATGGTGGGCTGATGAACCTAGTTTTGTTGATAAATTAAACAAAGCATCAGATCCGTACATTGAAGCATCTAAAAAAAATTTAAAACCAGCTATCGATGAACGTAATAAAAAATTTGGTAACAAAGGTGACATGGGTCATGTATTTCACTCTACATCTTTAATTGGCGATCCTAATTTTGCAGAGTTACAAAATTACGTAGGTGCAACCGCACATAATTTATTAAATGAGATGGGTTTTGATCTAACAAACTACCAAGTGTTTATTACAGAATTATGGGTGCAAGAGTTTGCACAAAAAGGTGCAGGTTATCATACTTTACATACACATTGGAATGGTCACATATCTGGTTTCTATTTTTTAAAAGCAAGTGAAAGAACATCCATGCCATTATTTGAAGATCCAAGAGCAGGTAACATGATGAATCTATTACCAGAAAAAGACAAGACAAAAATAAGTTATGCGTCTACACAAATTAATTACAAAGTAAATCCTGGTCGTATGATATTTTTTCCATCATACATGCCACATCAATACGTAACAGATATGGGTTACGAGCCATTTAGATTTATACATTGGAATTGTCAGGCTATACCAAAAGGAGTGTTAAATGTCGTTCAAAAAAAATAAATATAGTGTTTTAAAAGGAGTTATTTCAAAAGAGTTAGCAGACTTTGTCTACAAATACTTTCAAAACAAAAGAAACGTTGCAAGAGTTTTATTTGATTCAAGGTATATATCACCGTTTACAGAGTATTGGGGTATATGGAATGATGAACAAGTTCCTAATACTTATTCACATTATGGTGATATTGCAATGGAAACTTTACTGCAAGAGGTAAAACCTGTTATGGAAAAACATACAGGATTAAAATTAAGTGAAACATATTCTTATGCAAGAATATATAAAAATGGAGATGTTTTAGCTAGACACAAAGATAGGTATTCATGTGAGATATCTACTACATTAAATTTAGGTGGTGACCCATGGCCTATCTATCTTGATCCTACAGGTAAAACAGGTCAAGCAGGTATTAAAGTAGATCTTAAACCAGGTGATATGTTAATCTATTCTGGTTGTGATTTAGAACATTGGCGAGATGAGTTTAAGGGTAAAGATTGTGGTCAAGTATTTTTACATTATAACAGAGCTAATTCAAAAGCTGCTAAAGAAAACGCATTAGATAAAAGACCTTTACTAGGTTTACCAGCTTGGTTCAAAGGATCTAAGTTGACTACATCTAAAAAATAGTCTATAAACTAGACTGGTACGGGGGCACCACCACACCACACCCCCGTGCTTTTATTCTGTTAAATAAGTAATAAATTTGCTATAAATGGATTTATTATGCTACAAAAGATAGGTTTTCAGCCAGGTATAAACAAACAAATCACAGAAACCGGAGCAGAGGGTCAGTGGGTTGATTGTGATAATGTTAGATTTAGATATGGTACACCTGAAAAAATAGGAGGTTGGTCACAATTAGGGTCTGACAATCTTACAGGTGCAGGACGTGGACTACATCATTTTGTTAATAGTTCAGCTAGAAAATATGCAATTATCGGTACAAACAGAATTTTGTATGCGTACTCTGGTGGTGCGTTTTACGACATACATCCTATTAAAGCTACAACCACGCTTACAAGTGCATTTAGCACGACTAATGGATCAGCAGTTGTAACTTTAACTTTTTCTAGTGCACATAATATAAGTGCTTCTGATATTATTTTATTAGATAACTTTTCTGCGATAACAAATTCTAACTTTGGTGCCTCCGACTTTAATGATAAAAAATTTATGGTAACAAGTGTACCAACGTCTACGACACTAACTATTACAATGCCATCAAATGAATCTGGTTCTGGTGCAACAACATCAGGTGGTGTTAGAGTACAACATTATTATCCAGTTGGACCAGCTGTGCAAGCAAAAGGTTTTGGTTGGTCACTTGGATCATGGGGTGGTGAAGACGTTGGTTCAGCCACAACTACTTTATCAGCAGGTATCAATAGTTCACAAACTACAGGTATCATATTAGTCAACGATGCTTTGTTTCCTACAGCAGGTACAAACTTTGTGCAGATAGGAAGTGAAGAAATATCTTATACAGGTATTAGTGCATCAAAAGAATTAACAGGTGTTACAAGAGAAGTAAGAGGAACCACAGCTGCAACACATAGTTCTGGTGCAACAGTTACAAATACATCTGATTATGTAGCATGGGGTGAGGCTGCATCAGGAGACTTGGTTATTGAACCAGGTATGTGGTCACTAGATAATTTTGGTGATAAAGCCATTTGTCTAATTCATGACAGTGCTGTATTTGAATGGGACTCTGCAGCAACAGATGCAACCAATACAAGAGCAGTGATTATAACTGGTGCACCAACTGCATCAAGACATATGTTGGTATCTACACCTGATAGACACTTAGTATTTTTTGGAACAGAAACAACTATTGGTGATACATCTACACAAGATGATATGTTTATTAGATTCTCTGACCAAGAGGATATAAATACTTATACACCTACAGCAACCAATACAGCTGGTACACAAAGACTGGCTGACGGATCACAGATCAGAGGAGCAATCAGAGGTAGAGATGCAATTTATGTTTGGACTGACACAGCGTTATTCACGCAACGTTTTGTAGGATCTCCTTTTACGTTTGCGTTCGCACAAGTTGGAACTAACTGTGGACTCGTTGGACAGAATGCTTGTGTTGAAGTTGATGGTTCTGCATATTGGATGTCAGAAAATGGTTTTTTTAGATACGCTGGTAAACTAGAATCACTACCATGTTTAGTAGAAGATCACGTATACGATGACATAAATTTAGATTCTGGTAATCAAATGGTATCTGCAGGATTAAATAATTTGTTTGGTGAAGTAATATGGTTTTATCCAACGTCTTCATCATCAGTTGTAAATAGAATGGTTGCATATAATTATTTTGACTCTTCACCACAAAGACCTGTGTGGACAATTGGAACTTTAGCTAGAACTATGTGGCGTGATTCTGCTGTCTTTGGGTTACCACATGCGTTAGAATACGATGCCGATACAGATACATCTTTTGATGTTGTGGGCAACACAGAGGGTAGAACAACATACTATGAACACGAAACAGGAACTGATCAAGTAAAAGGTGGAACAGTAACAGCGATTGCTGCTAATATATTATCAGGAGATTTTGATATTAGTCAAAGAAGAAGTGCACTAGGTCAAACAACAGGAGGAGCAGATCTTAGAGGAGATGGTGAGTTTATGATGAAGATAAGAAGATTCATACCAGACTTTATATCACAAACCGGTGATACAAGAATTACTTTTAATGTAAGAAATTTTCCAAGTGACACAGCAGCAAGTTCATCTCTTGGACCATTTACTATAACATCAAGCACACAAAAAGTAGATACACGTGCAAGAGGAAGAGCAATTGCATTGAAAGTAGAAAACACATCAACAAGTCAAAGTTGGAAGTTAGGAACTTTTAGATTAGATATACAACCAGACGGAAGAAGATAATGGCAAAGATAGTACAAGTATTAACAAGACCTAGTGAAGAATATGATTTATCTACAGCAGAAGCACAAGTTAGAGATCTTGATGCTG